CTTGGAACGCCGCCTATTGCAGATGAAGATGTTATTTCTCCTGATCAAACATTAGCAACACCAATAAATGAACTAAAACCTAGCGAAGATATACAAGGTCTTAAATTATACAACAATAAAGCTTTATCTACTTCATATACTACAAAAGACACTAACGAAACTGTTCATGGTAAATCTACACAGCAATCTATTTTTAATAATTTTGCATTATTTAGATTTAATGGAACTCCATTCAAAGACACTACAGAAGATTCATACAATACTGTAGATTTTGGTGATAGTAGTGTATACGAAAACCCAACTGTATCAAAGATAATTGAAAGATGTAATGCTGGCCCAGGTAAAAGTTACAAATATGAATGGTCTGATTTTGCTCTTTGTAAATACTTAGGTAAAATTCCAAATAATCACATGATTACTTTACGTAGATTTTCATTTCCAGTTGGTGATGATATTATGAATTTGCAAATGTCAGGTAAAGATGGTAAACTTAAAGACGTACCTCAACCGGACGTTGCTAGAGCTATCACGTGGATGTCAGAAGTTACTGGTAATAAATTAGATGAAATATTAAAATTTGATTACAATTATAAATGGAAAACCGTAGAAGCTGATGTTCAAACTTTAGATTCTCAAAATCAAGCTAGAAGAGGTAAATTAGGTTCATTCATAGATAATAGTACAATATTAAGTGCATTGAATGCAACAGCTAATGGCGTTGATGCCGCTGGTAAAAGAAGAATAGAATCACAAGGTTCAGGTTATGATGCTTTTAAAGAAACATATCCAAACCACGTATTTGGTCCATATAATTCTATTAGATCTATGAATGTTAGAGACGGCGGTATGGAATTCAATCAATCATTTACGCTTAATTTTCAATATGAGATGAGAGCTATAGGTGATACAAATCCAAAGGCTTTATTTTTAGATCAATTTGCAAATATGTTAGCATTAACATATTCTAATGCACCATTTTGGGGTGGAGAAGTTAGATATTTAAATTCAGGTCAAGGATCTATAGGAAGACCTTTAGGCGATATAAGTAAATTACAAAATGGAGATTATGGTGGATTTTTTAAATCTGTTTTAGGTGATTTAAAGGGTTTATCCGGAGGAGGAACAATGGCGGGAATTACAAATTTATTAGGTAAAACTGCTAATAATTTATTAGGAGGTGCTTTGATGGATTTATTTAATACACCGCAAGGCGGTCAAATTGCGAATGCGCTCTTAACGGGTGAAGCCACAGGTTCTTGGCATGTTACTATTGGAAATCCTTTAAATCCTATCGCAGTTATTGGTAATTTAATATGCGAAAAGACTGAAGTAAAATTTACAGGACCTTTAGGACCTTTAGATTTTCCAGAAAATTTAGAAATTTCAATTACTTTAAAACCAGGTAGACCAAGAGATAAATCTGAAATTGAATCGATGTTTAATTCAGGTAAAGGTAGATTCTATATAACACCAAATGGCGGTCCAGATATTAATAAAGAAAAAATAGCAGGAACTGCTAAAGGTGATGGAACACATACTTCAGCTCCTAATTTATATGCATCTAAATCAAGTATACAAATGACTGAGGCGGAATTTGACGAATACAAAAAATTAGCTAACGGATAATGAATTTAAAAACCTTTGAAAATAAAAAAATAATTGATGGCGTTGTTGCAATGACAGAACCTACTTTATTATTTTCGTCTTCTAGCACAGAAATCATAGATAAAATAATAGTTGGTAAAGAATATGCGTGTAGAATAGATCTTTTAGCTAAAAGATACTATGGGGATGCTAGTTATGCAGATTATTTATTGAAATATAACAACATCTCAAATCCATTTACAATCGGTGAAGGTGATATTTTATTAATACCATCTATAAAATCTGGTTTAATTAACTTTAAAAAGCCTGTTGATAAATTAACTGAAGAAGATGGAGACGTGATTAGAGATAAATTCTTAAAAACCAAACGTTTACCTATAGAAGATCAAAAAAGAATAGAATATTTGAAAAGAAAGGCTGCTCAATATCCAAATGGTGCAAGCGAAATATTACCGCCGAACGTATTAAAAACAGGAGGAGCAAATGTTACCATTAAAGATGGTGTCATTAAACTTAATGGTACAATAGATTTAACTAAATAATTTTATGGCAGACGCAAATCAAAATACGCCAACTGGATCTACAAGTCTTAATAGACATATTTTAGCTATCTTAGAACCAACTATTAAATTAGATGAGATTAAGATAGATTCGCTAAATGAAGAGGCCGGCGATAGAAGTGAAAACTCTAAGCAGATAGGTTCATGGATTCCATTTGTAAAAATCAATAACATTATCATTAGAGATATTAACATCGATTCATTTAGTTTAGATTTATCTGGTTTTATTCCGATGGTTCGTATTTCATTTTTAGATGCAGATCATACATTTTCAGCTGATGCATTGCCAAGAGATGGTGATGTAATTAGCGTTAGAATAGCATCAAGACAAGATAAAACTTTTAAAGATATTAGAGCTGATTTTTTGATCACTAATGTTTTTAATAGTGAAAAAGATCCAATGGCAGATCCATTACTTATAAGATCATTTCACATGACAGGTATTTTAAAAGTGCCTGGATTAAATGTGCATGAAAGTGTTGGTTATCCAAGTGATAATACTGATAAACATTTAAAGGATATTGCAAGTACTTTAAAATTAGGTTATGCAACTAATATAGATGCAACCAACGATAAAATGGCTAGACTTTGTCCATTTGACAGCAGATTAAATTTCATACAAAAATTAATCAAACATTCATATATTAGTGATAAATCGTTTCAAACAGGTTTTATTGATCCATATTATTATCTTAATTTTATAGATTTAAATAAAGTTTTTAATTCTAAAAATGAATTTGAAGATAGTTTGATGCATGTTTTTAATAGAGGTTATACTGATGCTACCAATTCAGTGCCTGAAATTGATTCATTTAAAAGTCAATTGCTTTTATCAAACCATTTAAATTTTGGAGGTAGTTCTCAATATATTAGTGGATATGCTATTTCAAACAATGCAGGCGGTATTTCATTTGCTAAAGGAACCAAAACAAAATTACAATATTTTGAAAATGATTCAGATGAAAAATTAGTTTCATTTGATATTGAGCCGATTGCATCTGAAAAAATGAGAGATAACGAAGAGCCTCTAAAGGGTAGAAGAGGTGAACAAGATTATAAAGATGAGATTAGACAACAATATGCCGGAAGAATGGACGTAGATCCAAATCATGGTAATACGCACATAAATTATTATTCTTCATCGCTTATTAACGATATTAATAAATCTGAGATTTATAAAATGGGATTAAACGTAACTCTATCAACGCCAAATCATGGTCTTTATAGAGGTATGAAAATACCAATTCTTATTTTTACAAGAGAAATGCAAGAAGGTTTCGCAGCTAAAAATACTAAAGACAAATTAAAAAATGCTAATTTTAAAACTTTAGGTGAAGAGTTAATTAAAGAAGACATATCTAAAACTGATCCATTGGAAGATAAACAAGTTTTAGACGAATTTGTAAGTGGCTTTTATGTAATAGACACTATACGATATGAATATACTGCAGGAGCAGATGAACCATTTTTGCAAAAATTAACTCTATTAAGAAGAGAATGGCCTACTAAATTAAGTGCACTTACCAAAGAAAATGTAGATGCTGATGCAGCAGCTAAAAAGTAAGATAACTTAATAATTTTAATATATACAAAAAAGATTAACGATAAATGGCATTTTTTATACAAAACGAAGCATTTAGAAAAGCAGGACTTTTTAGAAAAGGTACTAAGCTTAAAGCATTACCGTATCAAGACCCTACTTATTTAGGCTTCTTATTGTTATTTCAATGGAATGATGTTAAATTAAGCACAAACACGACAGGAACATCAACACCCGATGCTATTATATCTTCGCCTTTGTTTGATCCTTCTGGCGCTGAAGCATATTTAAAAAGATTAGTAGTAGTTAATCCAAAATATAAAAGAAAATTAGATGCGCTAATAGCATTTAAAACAGGTTTACAAAAAATTAACCAAGATATGCCATGGTATTGGCAATCAATGTCAGGCCTAGATAAATTACAAGCGTACGACACAAATGAACCATATATTGGAAAAGACGGAAATGAAATAGCATTAGGGTGTTTAGAATCTGTTAATTTAGCAATAACTGGTTTAATGAGAAATTACAGAGAAGCTACATTCGATGAAGAAACATGGTCTTATGTTTTACCACCTAATTTAAGAAAGTTTTCTGTTAAAATATACGTATCTGACATTAGACCTCTTTTTAATGATGATACTAATACTAGTGCTGCAGCGCCGGCCGCTGAACTTGGTAAAGTGAGTAGTTTTAATGTAGATCCTAATATAGAAGACCAGCAAACTTTAGAAGTTAAAGATGTTGATGTTGATTTAGTTGGTTCTAATAAAAAACCATATCTTGCATTCCAATTAACTAATTGTGAATGGAATATCCAAACCGGTGTTACTTCTTTCACAGATCTTAAAAATGATGCTCCAGAAATGGCTTCTCAGATTATAGCTTTTAATTATGAAAGATTAACTGCTGTTGAAATGATTGCAATGAATGGCATTATAGATGATGCTATAGTAGCATCTATTGGCGCTCAAGCTCCAGCTCCTATAATTGAGTCTCCTAAATTGAGTAAATTCGAAGAGGCTAAAAAGAGAGCTACTGAAGATATGAAAAAATTGGCAGAGAAGAAAAAACAGGAAGCTATTACGTCTGCATCTTCTCTAGTTAAAGATAAAACTGGAATTCCTTTTACAATGGACGGCATGAAACCTAAATTAGAAGCCGAGGGTATTTACATGAATTTAGTCAATAAAATAGATAATGTAACAAATGTACAGCGTTTAAATACTAGACAAGTTGCAGAATCACTTTTAGGAAATGTGTATTTCGGAGCTGGCCAATCTATACAAGACATTTTAAATAATGGCTTACAAAAAGCATTAGGAAACGTATACAAATAAAGAATGATAGATAGTATATTATAGTACTATATTATTATGCTTGACACTTCAAAAATTATAAATTGGATTGGTGAAGTTGTAGACAATGCAGATCCATTAAAAAATGGAAGATGCAAGATAAAAGTCTATGGCAGATTCGATAATATTCCCAAGGATTCTATTCCATGGGCTTCTCCTATGAATAGACTTTTAGGAGGACAGCATACTATACCAAGCATTGGCGATATTGTTGAAGTTGCGTTCGATAACGATAACATATACATGCCGTTGTATACATCTCAAGTCAATCAGAATAAAAATCTTAAAGATAAAGTTATTAACAAAGAAGAAGATTCTAGTAAAGTAACTTCATTCTCGTTTGACGTAAATAGAAAATTCATCTTAACATATAGTAAAGAACTTGGTTTTGTGATCGGTAACGGTTCAGATGCTGAATCGCAATCAATGATTAGGTTTGACAAAGATGGTAAGATATTCTTATATTCTGATAATATATTTGTGTCTAAAGATGCAAATGATGAAAGCGAACCTACAGCTAAAGGTGAAACATTAAGAAAAACTTTAAGTGATTTTATAGATGCTATCAATGCACATAAACATTTAACACCTTCGGGTATTTCAGATGTACCTATTAACAAAGCTGATTTTAAATTAATACAAGATGATTTAGAAACTATAAAGCACGTTGGTGGAGTACAATCTGTTGAAATGACAGACGAAGAATTAGCTGCCGCAGATTCAGCATCGTTAAGTGGAGGATCTATTAGTTCTTCAACGTTATCTGCATTGGACGGTAGTTCAAAGCCTGATCCTGACGCATCTAAAAAGCTTAAGAAAGAAATAGATTCATATAAGACTGATAACATAGTTTATAAATCTGGTTCTAAAAAACCTAAAGCTGTACCAAGATCTTTGATCATGGCTATGAAAAAATACGGTATTACTAGCCCCTTGCAACGAGCTCACTTTTTAGCTCAATGTGCACACGAATCTGGCGAATTCAAATGGCGCGAAGAATTTGCTTCAGGTTCAGCGTATGAAGGCAGAAAGGATCTTGGTAATACTCAACCAGGTGATGGTGTACGTTTTAAAGGTCGTGGCTTTGTTCAAATTACAGGACGTGCAAACTATAAACAATTTTCGAAATACTGTGGAGAAGATCTTACAGCTAATCCAACTGCGTTAGCAACTAAGTATGCTGCAGATACTGCAACATGGTTTTGGCAAACTAGAAAATTAAATGCTTATGCTGTAGACGATTCACTTGCAAGTATTAAAGCAATAACACGAAGAATTAATGGAGGTTTTAATGGTTTACAAGATCGTGTGAATAGATTTGCAGACTATTGGGCTATTCTAAAAGATAATCCAAACGCATTTACATAATATAGATAAATATTCTAATGAATTCATTTAGAGACGGACATTGGCTTGGAGAGGTTATCGATAATAAAGATCCTCTTAAAAATGGCAGATGTAAGGTTAAAGTTTATGGAACTTTTGATAATCTTACATCTGATACCATACCATGGGCTAGTGCAGGAAATAGAATGGCAGTTGGTCAGCACTTAATACCAAATGTTGGTGATATAGTTGCTATTACTTTTGATAATGGTAATATCTATGCACCCGTTTATTCATATCAGATTAATCAAAATAAACAATTAAAGTCTGAGATTTTAGATAGCGCATCAAAGCCAGAAGATGTAATAGCTTTAATATACGATGCAACTAGAAATTTTAGATTTTATAAATCTGAAGAAGATGGTTTAATCATTACGACAGGTAAAGATAAAGACTCTCAACCGATGATTAAGTTTAAAGATGATAAAATTTATTTAAACTCTAACAATATTTTTATAGCAACAAGTCCAACTGATGAATCAGAACCTGCTGTTAGAGGCGAAACATTAAGAGGTATTTTAGATGATTTTATGAATGCGTTTAATTCGCATACACATCCAACACCGACTGGACCTTCAGGTCCTCCGATTGCACCCGAATTACCTAAGGTAAAAGGTTTACAATCTAAATTAGAAAAGATTAAGCAGAAAAAGTAGATAGATAATCTGTAAATAAAAATAACTATGCCTGCACAGTGGCCATTATTCATAAATAACGTATCTTCAAAAATGGCGTCTAAGTCACTTAAGACATCAGACGATATGGCTATGCTTATTTCTCAAGAATATTTCAATGCAGTCAAAACTTCACAAACACCTTTCGGTAACATTCACCAATCTGGTCAAAAAGCAATTTTAGATGCTGGCTTTAAAGAAGCATTTAAACAACTTTATGAATCACATGCACCTTCATTAGAAGATAAAAAGTTAGATCCTACTTTCAATGATCTTAAAGATGCTTTGCCAATTCCTAACATAAATGCAAATATAGATAAAGAATTAGAAGCTTGTCTAGCAACTAAACTAGAATATGTGTTTTATGATTTTGGATTTATAACAAGTCCTGTAGTCACTAAAGAATTAATCACTGAAATTAAATATACAGAGATTGAAATTCCGCAAATACTATTTAGTGGCGTCGATGGAGAAGCTCCTTATTCATTTACTTATTCTATAGATGGTGTAATTCAACCAAATATAATGTCTGATAAATCTGGTCAAATCACAATTGATATAGATAAATCAAAACCTGGTAGTTTTGAATATAGATTGATCGGTATTACAGATGCCAAAGACACTCGCAAAGAAATGGATTCTTTCGTTATTGTAATAGTACCTGAAAATAAATACGAGGAAACTTATATTAAAGAAACTTCAGTTGATTTACCTAAATTAAAAGAAGAACAAATTATCGAATTATTAGCCAATAAAGTTTATTATCAGTATGATAACAGTGAAGAATTTAGATTGTGGTTAGATCGATTAAAACACGGCACAAACGCAAGCTTGGGTAATAAAGTTGCATCTCTTGTTAAAAAATGGATTAGTGAAAATAAAAAAATCACTTTAACATATAATAAGCATAAATTTCAATCTTCGCACGAAGATGTTAAGACTTTACCAGATTTCGTAAAAGAAAAAGAAATTATCGTAAAATTTACATATCATCCTATAAAAGATAGTGTTAAAAAAGCTGAACATAAATTATTAATGGTGTTACCCGCGGTTGTAAATCAACACGAATCGCGAATTGTAAATGAAAAGGTAGACTTATGGAAAATTGAAAGAGACAGATGGAATAAAGATAGGATTGATTGTATTAATAAAATAGCAGATTCTTATAAAAAAGAAGCAGATAAAGGATCTGATGAAGCTTATGACAAAATAGCTAAAACTGTTATAGATTATTGGATGTCGACTACGACTAAACCATTTCAACCCGGACCTCCAATTCCACCGTGTATGATACCAACGCCCGGTACATATATACCAGTTTATTACGGTTCACAAAAAAAATTAGCAGCCAATATAAAAAGAGCATTAAATAGTGGTAAATATTTTGAATATCCGCCAACAATTCAGCCTGCTACAAAGGCGGTTGCAACTGCTATAGCAGTTGCGTTTGCTTTACATTTATTAGAATTAAAATTTATTTACATGGGTCAAATATACGTTGGTGTTTCAACAGCGCCGATGGTAGGCTTCGTACCTGTAGTATTTTAAGAGCAATATATAACTTAATTATTTAAAAACAAAAAAATGACAACACAAAAAAGAACAAGACTTTCAGCTACTGTAGAATTAGAAGCTCCAGCGATTGAAGTTGTAAAAAAAGAAACAAAAGAAACTAATCGTTTCCTAAACGCAAATCAATCTCTTGAAGATTTTGATTGGGACACACATGCCGCAGATTGTCCAAGTAGAATGAGAAAGGGAAATCCTTTTGTAAAAACTAACGGAGGTACAAAGGTTTATTATCAAGGTACTGACGCACAAAAATGGTTTGATTTATACGAAGGTGTCATGGCAGATTTCAAAGCTGTTATTGAACCAAGCGAGCATCATGACGGTACAATTTACTCTATGAGTAATGATTGGGCTATGCTAGATGTCGGCCACAGAGAAATGGTTTATATCGATTTGGGTAGAGAACCATCTTCTATTAGAAGCCTTATTGAAGTTGGTGCTAAATTCACTGTTAGAATTTTAAGCACTAAAAATCAAAAAGGATTTATCTTAGGATCTATTAGTGAAGGAATGCGTCAAACTATTATTAATGATTTGAAAAAATCAATTGATACTGGAAATACAGCATATATTGGTACAGTTACTAGCATGATTCCAGGTGGTGGTTACATGGTTAACATTCAGGGAATTGATTGTTTTATGCCAGGTTCATTAGCAGGTGCTAATAAATTAGCTAATTTTGAATCTATTATTGGTACTGAAATGTACGTTGTTCCGGTTTCTTATTCGCATGAAAAGGGTACAGTTGTCGTATCACACAGAAAGTATTTGCAAGCAATGATCCCTAACGAAGTTGAAAAACTTAAAACGGTTGCTAAAGATCAAACATTTACTGGAGAAGTTACAGGTTCTGCTAAATTTGGTATCTTTATTGAATTTAACGGATGTCTAACAGGTATGATTCATATCAATGACTTAAACGAAGAATGGGTTGCTAAATTAGAAGCCAAAGAAGTTAATCCGGGTGATGCAATAGAGTTTGGTATTAAAGAAATCATCTCTGAAAAGAAAATTATGTTAACTCAAAAAGAAGAAGTTGAAGTAATTAATCCATGGGACGGCTTAGCTGCTAAATATACGGTGCCTGTTTTAGTTCAAGGTACAGTTAAAGCTACAAAAGACTACGGTATCTTTATCACAATCGAAGAAGGCATCGTTGGTTTATTGCATATCTCTGAATTAGAAGGTATTGACACTTCTACAATTAAAAAAGGAGATCCTATTGCAGTTACAGTAACTAGGATTGATGAAGCTAGCAGAAAAGTTTTCTTAAAACTTTAATTGTTAATAACTTTATAAAATTAATTAGCCCGAGATTTTTTAATCTCGGGTTTTTTGTTTATATTTACAGTATAATTAAAACAGATAAATAACGTATGAACAAAATTAAATCATATACTCAATTTTTGAATGAATCTAACTCTACGAATATAGTAAATGTGATATTGGATGCTTTAGAACCAACAATTGTTAACATGTTATCTCAATCTGAAACAGCGTACATTAAACAATTTAGTAAAGAGTTTTCTAAATATGAAAGAGAAATTACTAGACTTACTCTGATATATGATATGGTTAAATCTATTGAAGCATATACAATGCCTTCTGATAATTTACTTTCAATTAATGCAGGCGGAAGTCCTAAAGGAAATATAGAAATAACTGCACAAATACAAAGAGAAGGTGTTACGTATAATTTTTCAACGGAAGTAATTTACGCCGGAGGTTATAACATACAAAGATTACATTATCGATATATTACTAAAACAAGTATTCCTAAAACTTCTAGTAAAATTATAACTCAAGAATATAGTGACAAAATTAAAAAGATGTCAAAGCTTGAAAAAATCAATGATGAAATATCAATGTATGAATTTAGAATCAAAAGAGCCGAAGAATTATATAATAAAAATTCTAAGTTAAGCGATGATCAAATAATACAAGCCATAAAAAATGATCCTAAAGATTCTTGGTATGAATGGCCAACTTGGAAGGAAATAGTAAAGAGAGACGCTGCTAAAAATTACAATAACGATGAATCATATTACAACGATCAGCGAGAAGAAGGCATAGCTAAAAGAATTGAATCTTGGAAAAGAATCAATGTTCATGACAAACTACGCAACATAGCTGATTACAACAAAACAATCAAGAAGTTACAAACAAAGTTAGATGCTTTGTTGTAGATAATTTGTAAGGATATATATAGTGAACTAATAACATTCATTATATAAATGATAAACCTTAAAGACTCAGACATTTTATCAAAAGCTCTAGTCGGAGTAGAATTCGAATTCTATTCTAATACAAGCATTGAAGATACAGCCAAAGAAGTTGGCAAATTACTTGGTAAGAAAATACGTGTAGAAAAGAAAGCCCATAGTGAATTTCAACCAACGCAGGATGAATTTAAAATGGAACCTGATATGTCTGGTGGAGCTGGATTAATTGAATTAGTTACAGGCGCTGTTCCTTATTCTGCAGGTAGATTAATGATTATCAAGATGTGTGACTGGATTAAAAAGAACGGTTACACAACAGACAGATCTTCTATTCATTTAAATTTAAGTTTTAATCCAGAATTATCTGGCAATAAAAACTTACTTTCTAAAATGAATCCTTTAAAATTTATTTTGGATTTCAATGAAGACAAAGTTTGGAAAGCATTTCCAAATAGACAAGATTCAACATACGCAAAATCAATAAAGTTTGTAATTCCTAGAATTGAAACATATTCTTATAATGGTGAGCATATTAGTTCAAACAACTTTATATTTCCTAGAACAAAATACTACGGAGTTAATTTTGAAAAACTTCAAAAGAACTATCTTGAATTTAGATATTTAGGTGGTGAAAACTGGCATGAAAAATCTGCTAAGATTTTAAATCTTATGGATTATTTCTTAGTTCAATTATGGACAACTGCAAGTGACAATCAAACATCTTTTAATGATTTAAACAAAATCGAACTTAAAAAGATTTTAGCAGATAACAAAAAAGTAATTGATCTAAGAGTCGATTGGAGAAATATCGAAAAGAACTTTCCAAAATGTAAATTCACAGTGGATATGTCAAATGATCCCGGTGTTTTAGATTTATATTGGCCACAGATAAAAGAAAGAGTAGCTTTGTTATTTACTCAAGGCCAAATGGACAAAGGAAATATCAATTATGATTCTGACGCTGGTAGAATTCAAGTGCAAGATGGACATTTACCATATTGCTTTCAATTAGAAGCTTATGAATTTATTGGATGTTCATTACAGGGCGAATTTACATATTGTGATTTCTTCACATGTGATATACAGTCATCTGATATTAAAAATTGCAACATCTATTATAACACTCAAGTCAATAATTCAAAGGTAGGTTCATCACAGACAGCGTGGAATGCAGTGCTTAAAAACTGCTACGTATATGGATCTGACACTATATTTAAAGGAACTATGCAAGGTGGAATATTTAGAGAAGGTAAATACGATGCAAAGTTTGCAAAATTTGATGATGTTGAGATAATAAAATCTTACAAAATATAATTAACAAGTATGAGCAATATTAACGACGGACAATTACCAGGTATTACTACTCCACCATCTTGGGATAGTTCATGTGCTAATGATTTTTTAAATCAATTAGCAGACGATATTACAGGATCTTGTATGATCCCTATGAACTTACCCAAAAAAGAAGTTTATAACATAGTGCAACGCGCTAAGAAATGGTTTTATAAAAATTATGAATACTCTATGAAAGAGAGTTTTTATATTTTACCAATAGCTCTGTTTAAAACAGATTATTTTAAACAGACAAGATCATTTACTTTACCAAAGGAAGATCCATTGACAGGTGGCGGTGAAGTATATTCGGTTTATGGTGTTCGTGAAATTGGATCTAGATTTGGTTCTGGAACTTCAGTTACTTTTACAACGGGTGACTTCGCAGTAGAAAGAATGTTATATGGTGGTCTTTACGGAGGTACTGGTACTGTTGCAGGCGCTGAGAATTTACAATATTATGTAATTAACGAAAGTTATTTTGATTTAACTAGACAGATCTTAAATAATCCATTGAGTTTTAATTACAATCAATTAACACATGAGATTCGTTTTACTGGAGAATTGCCTAAAAAAGATATAGTTTTAGAAATATATGAAACTATTCCTGAATGTGCTCTTTTTGCAGATGAAGCATTCTTTAGATATTGCTCAGCAAAAATTAAAATATCTTTAGGAAATAAAATGCAAATCTTTGGTTATAATTTACCAGGTGGAATCTCAGTTAATGCTGATGCAATTCAAAGTCTAGGCGAAAGTGAATTAGAAGCAGTTATAGAAGAAATCAAGTCTGATGAAGGTACAGATTGGATGATGCATTCTTAATAAAATATATACTTAATGGAATTCTATATAAAATCTATTGAAGATCCACATTTTGACAGGTATAAACTACAATCAGAAAGTGACATCGCACAAGCAATTACACAACTTGAAGTTCTTCTTTTTACTAAAAAAGGAGAAGTTTTAGGTGAACCCGACTTTGGTTGTGATTTAGAAAGTCTTATATTTGAATTCAGTTATAATGATTTTCAGTTAACTCGTGAAATAAACCAACAGATTGACAGATATTGTCCATTAGCTAGAAGATTACAAACAGTTGTATCTACTACGTATGAGAGAGGTGAAGACAGAGATGCTATATTTATAGACGTAACTATCGATTCTCAATATCAAATCAAAGTAATAATATAAAACATTTAAAACTAAATGGCAAATTTAAAATTTTTATCAACATCTAGAATTAAAGCAGCTGAGATGTTAGACGACACTAAGACTTATATAGGTCGAGTGTATGGTCGTTTAGGTGAATTGTTTACAACAGCATCACCTTTTTCACAAATTATACAAGTAGTTTCTGAATTAGGGGAATTGATATTCTTTTATGTTGAAAATTCAACAGTTGAACAAAATATCATAACTGCTCAACAACCTGAATCAGTGTATGGTTTGGCTAGATTAGCTGGCCATGAT